AAACAAAGAGAACAACTTATACTACAACAAAAAGAAATTTTAAAACAAAGAGAAAAAATACTAGAGATAATTAATGACTGATAAAAAATACTTTGATTATGTTTATGGTAGTACCTTTTTAGGTAATTTAAATACAGGTAAAGCTGTGTTACCTAACTATTTTTCTTTACAACAAAAGGTAGAACCTATAGCTAACTCTCAAAAAATAATGTATAATAGTAGTAACTTTATAGCAGACAATACAAAACCACAATCCAACTATATGAATCCAAGAGGAATAAAAAAATGATGAACCCTAATGCCCTTCCACAATCTGCAACTGTTCAAGACTTTCAAAATTTTGGAGATAACTTAAACAGTACAGATTATAATGATACCCTTAACGCAATGAGATATATGCAAGGACAACGACAACCAACAGGAGGTTTAAATAGATTACCTCAAGTAACTGTGCCTATGCAAGAAGGTGGTATGATGGAAGAAGCTATGATGGAACAACAAATGCCAGTAGAACCTATGAATCCAGAAGAACAAGCTATGATGATGCAACAGGTAGAACAACAAGAACCAAGAGAACCTAATCCTGAAGTACAAGCTATGGCACAACAAGTTGCTTCTTTTGGTAGAGGTGGAGATAAATTACTATTACATATTAGACCTGATGAAATGCAAGGTTTAGCTTCTATGCTAACTGTAACTATTAATCCTACAACAGGTATGCCTGAAGTATTTCTAAATAAAATAGCTAGAGCAGGTAGAAGAATTGTTAAAGGTGCTGCAAAAGGTGTAAAAAATATTACAACATCAAAAGCATTTAAAACAATAGCACCTATTGCATTAGCTATAGCTGCTCCATATGCTTTAGGTGCATTAGCTCCTACTGTCTTTGGTGCTGCAGGTACAGCTACAGCATTTGGTGGTTCATTAGCTGCAGGAACTGTTGGTGGTGCTTTTGCTACAGCAGGTCTTGGTTCTCTTGCAGGTAATTTATTAGCAGGTAGAAAGTTTGGAGATGCTGCAAAAGCTGCATTAATAACTGGTGCTACTGCAGGTCTTACAAAAGGTATAGGTAATAAGATGGCAGGTAAAACATTTTTTAGTGGGCAAACAGTAGACCCTATAACTGGTCAACCTGTATCAAGTTCAGTTCAAGCATCTAAAGATGCAGCAATAGAAGCTTCTATTAAACCTGTTCCTAAGTCAGGATTAGAAAATTTAAATGTTGGTGATGGTGTAACTCAAACAGGACAAAACACTTCTTTATTAGGTGATTTTAATGTAGCTAATGCTCAACCAAGTGCAGTAGATATAGCTATACAACAAGGAAATACTATGCCTACTTTAGAGCAAACTTTTAGTGCTAAACCTGGTTTTATACCAGACCCTAAAATAAATCAAGCTTTAATAGATGGAACAAAATTAGCATCATCACCTCCAGAACCAACATTCTTATCTAGATTAGGTGATGCTAAAGATGCAGTAGTAAGTGGAGTTAAAGATAGATATACCTTTGATAAAGCAGGTGGACTTAATTTACTTAAAGATGTAGCAACTGCAGATATAGGAGCATCAGCAGTAGAAATGGATAATGCACAACAACAAGCATTAGAAGACCAACAGTTAGCACAAGCAGGTTATTCAGTAGCTTATCCTAGTGGCTTTGGTACACAAAGAGTTATAAGAGATTCAAGTGGTGTTGTAGTAAATGCTACTGCACAAGATATATTAGCTAGAGCATTAGGTGGAGGTCGTATGCAGTTTGCACCTCAAACTACATTTGAACCAACAGCAGTAGCAGCACAAGGTGGATTAATAGAATTAGCTCAAGGTGGAGAATTTAGTGGTATGGTTCCTGGTCAAGGTGGTGGTATGGATGATAATGTTTATATGCCTATTAAAGAAGGAACAGAACAAGTAGGAACATTAGCAGTAAGTCCCACAGAATATGTAGTAGATAGTTATACTATGGCAGCATTAGGTGATGGTAATCCTGATGAAGGAGCAAAAGTTATGGATAGAACAATTAAACAAATTAGAAAAAAAGCATATGGTAATACACAGCAACCTAATGAGATAGATGGTTTAGCTGCATTAAAGCCAATGGTACAAGGAGTATAGAATGGCAATATTATCTTCATTATTTGGTTCAACAGGACAACAACAACCTGCAGTTCCTGGACAAACAATAACAACAAGTGAAATACCTACAGAGTTAAAACCTTATTATACAGATATACTAGGTAAAGCACAGGCATTATATAATAAAAGAGTTGAAGAAGGTTATAAACCATATGAAGGTCCAACGATTGCTGAATTTACTCCAGAGCAACAAGCAACCTTTACAGGTATAGCAGGACTACAAGGACAAGTAGCTCCTAAGTTTGCAGAAGCAGAACAATTAACTAGAGATGCTGCATCTCAAATTACAGGTGCACAATTACAAGAAGCTATGTCTCCTTATCAACAAGCTGTAACTGATATAGAAAAAAGAGAATCACAAAAAGCTTTTGAACAAAATGTATTACCTAAGATAAGAGCAGCACAAGTAGCTCAAGGTTCTTTTGGTGGTACAAGAGGTACATTATTAGAAGCACAAGCATTAGCAGACCAACAACAAGGATTAGCTGATATACAAGCTAAAGGTAGTGCACAAGCATTTAGAGATGCTAGAGCAGCATTAGAAGCTGAAAGAACACGTATGGGTCAAGGTGCTACACAGTTAGCTAATATTGCACCACAAGCATTAAAGACTGGATTACAAGAATTAGGTGCTCAACAAACTGTTGGTGAACTAAAACAACAACAATCACAAACAGCATTAGATGAAGCATATAGACAATTCTTACAAGAGAAACAAGAACCTTATGAAGCTATGCAAAAGTATCAAGCAGTAGTAACAGGTGCTCCATTAACTACAACACAGTTTGCTCCTCCTCCTGCTCCAGGTCCATCATTAGGACAAACATTATTAGGTGGTGCTACAACTGCTGCAGGATTATATGGAGCCTTTACAGGACAGAATCCATTAGCTGCTGTAGGTTTAATGGGTAAAAAAGAAGGTGGTGGTTTATCAGACTTGCCTGTTATTAAAAGAGCACAACCAGGACAAGTGTTTACTTCTCTTCAACAATCACCAGGAGAAAGATTTGCTGATAGATTTGGAAATGTAATGAATCAACAAGGAACTGGTTTTGATAAATTTAAATCTGATATTTATGATTTTTTTGCAGAAGCTGAAGAAAGAAAAAGAGCAAGAAATGAAAGAGATTTTGGTGGTATACAAGCAACTAATCAAGCAATACAAAGAAGAAATAAGCTTGACAAAGATTTTAAAGATGATGTTAAACGTGGTAAAGCAGATGATATGGATACCTTTAAATTAAAACAACAAATTAGAGAAAGTGATTTAGCAGGAGAAGAATTAGCAAGAAGAATAGCAAAGAATAAACCTAATTTACAAAATGTTTTAAGAGAAGGTTCAGGTGAAACAACTTCAATTCAAAGAGACCCTTCAGGTAAAATAATTAATCAAAATACAGGTCGTATTACAAAAAGTAAACCTATATCAAAAAAATATAAAGGTGAACTTCAAAAAATATTTGAAGAAAATGAAAGACTTAAAAAAGAAGAAAAAATAAATAAAGGCGAAGAACAAAATTTAGTTGCTCAAAATGAAACTAAACCAATAGGAGAACTAAGTGATTATGAAAAAAATATTAGAGCTAGAGAAGATGCATACTTAAAAATGTTAGCAGGAGCAGACCAAAGATTTACAGATAGAGCTGCTGTTGCAGAGACACAAGGAGCTAAAGATAAATATATGGCAGTAGCACAACTTGGTTTAGATATAATGAGTGCTCCTTCTTCAGGTAATTTATTTTCAACAGTTGCAACATCAGCTAAAAATTCAAAAGTTTTAGAAAAAGTACAAGATGCTAATCAAAGACTTCAAGATAAAAGAGATGCTTTAGAAGATAAAGCTTTTGCAGCTAAGACAGGTTTAGCTAAAGAAGAACTAGGTGTAGCATTAAATAGAAAAGAAAGAAAAGATGTTAAAGAAGTTAAAGATGCAGAAAAGAAATATAAATCAGATATGCTTAAAATTGCTAAAGATGAATTACAAATTAAAAAAGATGAATTAGAAGTTTTAAGAAATCAAAGTCAATTAGATACTGCAGATTATTCTTTTGTAGATAAACAAACAAAATCATTACTAGATGGTGAATTTGCAATAGGAGAAGATGGTAGGAAAAAGTATATAGGTAAAAAAGGATTAGACCCTGTATTCCAATCAGAATTAGACCAAATAGAAGTTGAAGCACAAAAAGCATTAGTTATAGCAGGAAGTTTAGAAAATTATACTGCTCAATATTTACCTATAATAAAGAAAAGAATTGAAGATGTTTATCAAAGAGGTACTGCTAAAGCTCGTAAAGAAAATAAAAATTTAGACACACAAGAAAATATAACTTAAAAATATAAATGGCAGTAATATCTCCATACAGTAGCACTTTTTCAAATACATATAAAGAAATGAATAATTTATATGGTCAAGGTGAATTACAATCTAAAGAAGAAAGAAGAGACTTTATTAAATCTAAAGGATTAGACCCTGATGATTTTAATAAAGCATTTAAAGAATATAAGGTACTAAAAGAAAAAGAACCTAATAGATTTAGACCTTCTTTTGAAGTAGATAGACCTGGAGTTGCTGCTACTAGAGTATTAGGAGCTACAGTAGGTAAGCTTGGTGAAGGTATTAAAAATATTAGTCAAGCTGTTGCACCTGAGTTTTCAAAAAAAGTAGGTGAAAAATATTTAGATGTAGCACCTGAATCATTAGAAAGATTTAGACAAAGAGCTTTTACTCCTACTATGGGTGGTGGTGAAGAATTTGTTTCTGATGTTGCTTCTTTTATTGTTCCTGGTACTGCTGCTATTAAAGGTCTAGGTGCAGTAGGTAAATTAGCTAAATTAAAAAAACTAGATACTGCAACTAGAGCAGGTAAGATAGGTAAAGCTGCTAAGATAGGTACAGGCTTTGCTATTGGTACTACTGCTATGGAAAAACCTGAAGATAACTTTGTTAATTTTTTAGCAGATTATAAAAATGCAGATGTTACAGATGAGCAAGGTAAAAAAATAGGAACATTTGGTAGTATATTAGAAAGATTAAAAGTAAATCCTAATGATAGTACAGCACAAAAATATGCTAGAGCTTTTGCTAATAATTTATTAGTTGAAGGTGGTTTTGCAGGAGCTTTTCCTATATTAGGAGGATTATTTAAAGCAGGTAAAAATACTGAAGTAGCTAAATTTTTAACTAAAGGTGTAAAAGAAACAACTGATTATATAGGTAAGTCAGTTCCATTAAAAGGTATTAAAGATAAAATTAAAAGATATGGTACATCTAGAATGGGATTAAATGATGAAGCTTTAGGTTTATTAGTTGAAAGAGAAGGAGCAACAAAAGCTGCTATTACTAGGGCAGAAGAATTATCTATAGCATTAAAAGATACTGCTAAAAGAGAAGGATTAAAAACAAACAAACAAAATTTAGAAGGATTAAATGCTGCATTAAGTGGAGACTTAGGAGCATTAGAAGCTATTAGAAAACAATATCCTGCAACTGCAAATGTATTAGAAAAAATGAGATTTAATATAGATAAGTTATCTAAAGATGTTGCAGATAATATTGCAGGTGGTAAGTTAAAAACAACTATAGGTAATAATTTAGAAACATATTTAAATAGAACTTATCGTATATTTGATGACCCTAATTATAGTTTAGAAAAATTAAAAAAGGAAAATCCAGAAGCTATAGAAAGTGCTATTAGATATTTTAGAGAAAATTTAAAAATAGATGAAAAAGATATTGCACAAGTATTAAATGCATATACAGATGGTATGAAAAAAGGTGAGTTTAAATCTTTTTTAAAAAATGTTAAACCAAGAACATCTAAAATATTAAAACAAAGAAAAGAAATACCTGCTGAAATAAAAAATTTATGGGGAGAAGTAAAAGACCCTTATATAAATTATGTAAATAGTTTTACAAAGTTAGCAAATCTTAAATCAGAACATAAGTTTAGAAAAGAAATAGCAGACCTAGCTTTAAAACAAGGAGATACTGTTGCTACAAGAGACCCATTAAAAGGTATAGGTAAAGGTCAAGTAGGAAAAGCACCAGAAGGTGAACGTGCTCCTTTTCAACAAGTAGAAAGACTAGGTTTAGGTGGTGTTAGAAATAATATTGATGACCCATTAGAAGGTTTATTTTTAAATGATGCTTGGAAAAAAGGTATTGAAGAAGGTACTGAAGTATTTTTAGGTAATGCAGGTTGGTTAAAACCTTGGATGAAAGTAAAAGCTTTATCTCAAGCACAAAAAACTGTATTCTCTATTCCTACTCATGGTAGAAACGTACTGGGTAACTTATTTATTATGACAGCAAATGGTACAGTTAATCCTACAAATTTTTATCAATCAATTAAAGATACATCTAGAAGATTATTTAATGCTAATACTAAACAAGGTAGAGAAAGATTAGCTCGTTATCAAGAATTAGGTATTGTTGATAGTGCTATTGATGCTAGACAGTTAAGAAAAACTGCACAAGAAGGTTTTAAATTAGGTCCTAATAGTTTTGCAGAAAAAACTGTAGCAGGTAGAGGAATTAAAAAAGGTATAGAAAAAACAACTCAACTATATGAAGCAGAAGATAATTTATTTAAAATAGCAAACTTTGAAAATTTATTAAAGAACTATAAAAAAGCTTTACCAAATTTAGGAGAAGAACAACTAGAAAGATTTGTTGCACAAAGAACAAGAGATATGATGCCTAACTATAATCTTGTACCTAAAGCAATTAAATCTTTACGTGCTGCACCTATAGGTAACTTTGTTGCTTTTCCTGCAGAAATAGTACGTAATAGTTATAACTTAGCTAAATATGCATGGAAAGATATTAGTGGTCAAACAGCAAAAGAAATGGGTATAACTAATCCTGAGTCTATAAAACAATTAAGGAATATAGGGTATAAAAGATTAGCAGGTATGACTACTGCAGCTTTAGCAGGAGATGCTGCTGTTAATCAAAGTAAAGAAATGTTTGGTATTACTGATGAACAAGAAGCTATGTTACAAAAAACATTAGCACCTTGGGAACAAGGAACAAATAAAATATTTTTAAGTCCTTTACAAAAAAATGAAAAAGGTGAAGTAGAAGTAGACTATATGAACTTAGGACCTATTGACCCTTATGCTTATATTAAAAATCCTGTTAAGATGGTTATTAATGCTGCAATAAATAATCAAGATTATAATGAAACAGAATTAAATGATATGTATACAAAAGCTATTACTGATGTGATAGCACCATTTACTAATCCATCTATGGCATTAGCATCTGCATTAGAAGCATATAGAGGTAAAGGTGCAGTTGCAGATGAAAGTGTATTAGAACCTATACAAAGAGTTTTATTAAGTACATTTACACCTGGAACTGTAGATTTTTTTGTTAGAAGAAAAAAGTTTTTAGATTCTCAAGAACAAAGAGGTGAAGGTCAAGAGGTAAATCAATATGGTTTTGGTATAGCTCCTGGAGAAGTAGACTTTGGTGCATTTTTTGGAGTTAAAAGACAAAAAGCAAATCTTTCAAATAGTTTTAGTTTTGCTACTAATGAACCAATAAGAGATATGAGAAGAGCAAAAAGTAGATTTACAAATAAAATTAGAGATTATTCTGTTAGTGACCCTAATGAGATATATGATGCTTATGAAGAATCACAATCAAATAAATTAAAACATGCACAAAGACTTAGAGGATTAGTAAAAGCTTATAGAACACTAGGTATGAATGAAGCAGACATGTATACATCTTTAACTAAAGGTGGGTTATTAGAAGGTAGAGAAGATGAGTTCGAAGATATAATAATGGCAGACCAAAATATTTTTATGGCAGATGAAATACCAGAACAATCAGTATTATTAAGTGAAGCTGAAACAGGAACACCAATACCTTATGATAGAATTTATGATTTATATTCACGATTAACAGGTAAACAAATAGATTAGGAGATTATAATGGCAGACATGACAATGATATGGAACGCAATACTAACAATGGCAATAGGTGGATTTCTATGGTGGATACGTTCTACATCTGCTGCTATTAGTAAAGTAAAAGAAGAACTATCAGAGACAAGAGAGAACATAGCTGTAACCTATGCTTCTAAAGAAGATGTTAAAGATGATTTAAAACAACTGCTTCAAAGATTTGATAGACTAGAAAGTAAAATAGATGATATGATAAGGAGACATAAGTAATGCATACAAGATGGAAATACTTTTCTGAAGATGAACTAAGATGTCAAGGCACAGGTGAGATACACATGGATGAAAAGTTTATGAGTAAGCTTGATGAGTTAAGAGATAAATTAAATCAACCTATGACTATTAGCTCTGGTTATAGAAGTGAAGCACATAATATAGCTATAGGTGGTAGTAAACAATCTGCACATTTAAAAGGTTGTGCTGTTGATGTTGTATGCTCTGGTCATAAAGCTTTTGAGATAGTGCGTTTAGCTATGGAGTTAGGCTTCACAGGTATAGGTGTTAAACAAAATGGTGTGCATGGTAAAAGATTTATACATTTAGATACTATGCCTAGAAAATCTATAACAAGTCCTAGACCTTGGATATGGTCTTATAAATAAGGAGATGATGTGGACCCTATATCAGCTATTGGTGTTGCTACAACTGCATATAATGCAATTAAAAAAGGATTTCAAGTTGGGAAAGAAATTGAGAGTATGTCCAAAGACCTTGGCAGATGGATGGGTGCTATTCAAGAGGTTAAAGAAGGTCATAATAAAGCAAAAGGTAGGTCTTTTGGTTCTGTTGAAGAGGAAGCTTTAGAATCTTTTGCTGCTTTAAAACAAGCACAACAAATGGAAAATGATTTACGTAACTTTGTAAATCTATCTCATGGTCCTAATGCATGGAATGAAGTGCTTAGAATACAAGCACAGATAAGAAAGAAAAAGAAAGAAGCTCTGGAAGAAGCTAAAAGAAAACAAGCACAAATGATAGAGAATATTATTCTTGGAGTTCTTCTGATATTTTTTCTTGGTGCTGTTGGTTTTGTTCTGTATCTAATTTTAATTGCAAAGTAAAATCACATTTACTAAGTATACTTTCTACTTTCTTTTTACCTAATATATTAAGTGAATTAATTATATTTTTTTCTAATCCTTCAGGAGAAGTATCCACTTCTTTATCACTCTTTGCTCCTCTTATCTTAGATAATAACTCTAAAGCTTTAATAGCACTATTAGTATGTCCATTAGTTTTTGCAAACTCATATTGTCTTTCTATCTCAGTAATAACATCAACATTAGTTTCAAGATTATCTTCTAATTCTTTTATTCTATCTTTTATCTCAGGTAAGTTCTTTAATCTAAATCCTGTATTAGCTAATGCATGAGAAGAGTTTGCTGTATATCCTGCAAACCTAGCTGCTTCTGTAGCATTGTTATGAATAACCATACCTTGTGCAAACTTCTCATACTTTTCTTTTAGTGCCATTTAACCACCTACAATCCAATGAAAACCACCTGCAACTAAACCTGTTATAATTGCATAAACAAATAATTCTATATACATAGCTTCTATATTCCTTATTTTATAATAAATATATTTTAATAAATTCATTGATATAACCTTATGTTAG